ACAAAGTTTGGAGGTGCATCCCAGAATCGAACTGGGTTCTCAAGGTTTTGCAGACCTGCGACTTACCATCTGACTCATGCACCAATATATTCTATTCTTGGATCACTAGGAGTTGGTTGGCCATACCATATGGTTGTATCCATTTCCATAATACGATAGATGTGATATTCTGGATAATTTTGTTCAAATAAATTGAAGACATCATTAACAATTTCGACATTACGAACAACGCGAGTATGCTGTTTCATATCATAATTATATTGAACGATTACGTCAGTCATATCAAAATCCTTTAATTGGCTGGGGAGGTAGGGATCGAACCCACAACCTTATGATTCAGAGTCATCTGCGCTACCAATTGCGCCACTCCCCATCTTTTTCTTGTATGCTTTATTACGACCAGAAAATGTTTCTGTTTGACTGTTACAATTTGGACACAAAAATCTAAGATTTTCTAATCTATGATCATTGTGAATGCCATTAATATGGTCCAAAACAAAAACCAATGTTTTCCCGTTCCACATGGGTTCTGCTTTACATTCTTCACACATATATGGTTTTAATTTTTGCTTAATTATTCTAGCTTTTATTTTTGTTCTTTGATACGTTGAATTTTCAACAAAAACTTGTTCGTTTGGAAACATTTTTATTTTGTTGTATTCAAGCAAACCTTGGTAATATTTACCAGAACCATTTGTTTTTTTCCTAGGCATATAAACACTCCTCTATTTGTTTAGAGTATTTATATAACAGTGGTTCTTAAGTTCGCTGTTATTGGCAATCGAACCCTCCTCGCCCCTTAGACAGAGGGGTCGCCTCACCAGATGCGTACAGGATCAATTGGTTGCAGAGGATGGAATTGCACCATCGTCCTTTTGGGTATGAGCCAAACGAGCTACTACTGCTCCACTCTGCTATAAACTGGTGCCCGCAGCAGGACTCGAACCCACCGCCTCCTGAGTACAAAACAGGTGCTCTACCAGATGAGCTATACGGGCGAATACTTTCTTCTGCATCTTTAGTTAGGTCATGCTCGCACCTGATGCTAGATATCATGCCGTTGATACCAACCATGAAGAATGGTTTATCCCTATGGCTGGGACTAAATGGTGGAGTAGGTGGGACTCGAACCCACCTCAGATTCCTTGCAAAGGATTCCTGCTTGCCCTGAGCCTACCCCAATATGATAGTAATGTGTCTAGCAACGTCCCATTGTAGTGGGCGACTTTCGCTACAAACTTTTATCCCATTCCAAGCGACTGGGACTAGACACATCACAATATGGTAGTCCGTGCAGGGATCAAACCTGCGACCTTTCCCGTGTAAAGGGACTGCGCTATCGCTGCGCCAACGGACCAAATATGGCGTGGGCTAACTTTTGGCTAGTGACCATAAGTTTATCTCTTATCGTACCCCCACGCAGCACGATCGTAGCTACTACCTAAGTGTCGTAATGATTGCGTAGCAGCTAACAATCATACCCAGCTAGCCACTTTTTTGTGCTAGCAATTTGGCTCCTCCGGTTCGGCTCGAACGAACGACCCTGGTGTTAACAGCACCATGCTCTACCAACTGAGCTACAGAGGAATAAAATTACTTACCTCGTTTTTTACCGTTTTGTGGCTCAAATTCAGGTAGTAATTTTTTAAATCTTTGTACTAAGTTAGGTTTTGATTTATCGTATCCTGTTTGAACGACAAATTCATCAAACCCAACCTTCTTGTATATTATATAGTATTCTCTATATAAGTCAAGTTCTTTTTTACGATTAATTTCGTTTTGAATTCTTCTCTGTTGTTTAAGCTTTTTCTTTTCGCCTAATCCTTTTGCAGCTAAAGTTTTCGAAACGCTTTCGCGTATTTTATTTTTCAATTCAATCGACTTGGTTTTACCAAACTGCGAATTATTTATTCCTGATTGAGATGCACTTTGTATCTCGCTAAATTTTATTCTTAAATATTCGAACTTTTTCGAAGTCATAACCCTCTGTTGATTTTCGCTTTTGCAAACCAGCATCATCATAAAAGCTTTAACCATTTTATGGTAATTTACCGTACCTTCAGAATACATTTTTGTCAAAAGCAAATGACAAATAAAATGTTCTCTTGCGGATAAATTTACAAGGTTATTTTTATCATCTGTTCCACCTAATGATTTTGGAACAATATGATGGCATTCAACATAACCATTATATGGATTATTTTTTCGGTTCTCAATAATCGAGAAATAAATTTTCGAATAGTTCATACTGTTAATCCTTTCAAAGTTATTTATATAACCTTAAATTTTACAATTAACAGTTATTTGGTAGACTCCTCGGGACTCGAACCCGAAACCGATCGCTTAAGAGGCGATTGCTCTAACCATTGAGCTAGAAGTCTGTAGAGCGTAGGGGAGTCGAACCCCTCTTACAGGAGTGAAAATCCTGGATCCTAACCGATAGACGAACGCTCCAAAATCTGCCCACCGTTAATTAGCGCAATCGCTCTTGCTTTATTTTACATCGACGATGCCACGGTGGGAACATGGACCGATGACAATCCTTGTTTCGTTTATCTCGAGAACCACGAAACAAGCCTGTAATGGCGGAGGGTAAAGGAATCGAACCATCAACCTTGCGGTGGCGCAGTTTTCAAGACTGTGTGTCTACCATAGACGCTACCCTCCTATTACGAAATTTGTAAGTCTCTAGCCCGGAAGCTAGAGGTGCCATTCGACGTATCGTTTGGCGTTGATATTGGTCGGGGTGGCAGGATTTGAACCTGCGACCTACTGGTTCCAAACCAGCCACGCTAACCAGACTGCGCTACACCCCGTTATTCATCCACAATATATGTTAACTTTAATGGTTTTACCTTTTGATTCTTGGTATCAAACCAATTTGGGTCTATGCCATTTGCATCACCATGATGATTCCAAACTTGATGACCACCATATATTGCTACATGAGCATCAACTAAAGCAGCAAAATCTGGACACAAACCTTTTGCTTTATAAGTAGGCATTACTGTTGTTTTATAATGTTCGCGAGCTTCTTTGAGAATCATAGACATTTTCTCACCCCTCTACATGATCGACGATGGTTGGGACAGCTGGATCCGAACCAGCGACCTAACGCTTATCAAGCGTTTGCTCTACCAACTGAGCTATGCCCCAAAAATTCCTGAAGCCTCCGATTGGGATTTTTACCCCACCTTTTTCATGTGTCCGCAGAGTCGGCAGCGGCAGGTGTATTCTCGCAAGCAGTGTTTCGAACCACATACAAACGATTGAATTGGTGGAGATGATGGGACTCGAACCCACAACTCTATGGGCAGCTAGGCTGACCATAGTATTTTGCCCGTTCCATGCTTCTACTACATCCCCGTTAATGGTGAACTCTCTGGGACTCGAACCCAGCACCCACGGTTTAAAAGACCGTTGCTCTAACCAACTGAGCTAAGAGTCCAATACTTATTAGGAGTGATGTCATGTTATGGATATGGATAAACCGCCATACCGTTTGCTTTACTCTGTGATCTTATTTCAGGTCATGACTCCTATTTTCGATCACAACTCAGCATGCCTAACAATTTTTCCTAGGATGTTAGACCTCAGCTGTGCACTGCCCAGGAACACTGGGATTTTCCATAACACCACACCTAATAAGTTGTTTCTACAAAGATGCGCTCCTGTCCACAGAGACCAGTCTAGACTGGACAGTTGATCAAACCGCTACGGAATCGAACCGTCAAGCGCATCCATGAAGAAACAACCGTTACACCCACGATGGGGTAAGAATCCTAGCCTTGGGAGCTAGAATCCCCGGTGTTTCAACTTCCAACAATGTCAAACAGCGTAGTCGTTATTATAAATCATACCGTAGATTGTCATATTAGTCAACAACTTTTTTCACACATACAAGCACAAAAAAAGCGGGAACTTTTCAGATCCCGCTTCCCAATCTCTATGTCAGAGACCGTTCAGACGAGACCAACTGCTTCTGCTCCAAGAGCAGCAATTCCAGCAGCAACAATGGCACGAGATGGAGCGCCAAGGCGATACTTATTTTTAACATGACCCTTTGAATTGGTATGCTCATTAAGATAGATTGCATAACCCTTAGAACGTAGGCTACGTACGATCTCATGAGGATTACCAGCACCAAAGCGCGCGGCAATCTGCTTCGCAGTAAGCTTCTCACCATTCAAAAATGCACTCAATACACGAGCAGTCTTAGTCATCAGTTTCTCCATTTCCACTTATTTAGACGGTTCAATCAACCGTAGACACCATTATATCACTTTTTTTACAAAAAGTCAACTTTTATTTTCACAGAGCATCAACAACACGCCCACTGTGATCCACCGCACGAATGCGATAGTCCGGATAGCGAGATTGAAGAGACTTCATCTCAGCTAAAATTCTCTGCGACTGATTCATCACAAGGCAGTAAGTACGCCAGTTACCGCTAGTATCACGAGCTTGAATTTGAATCTGATCCATCAGCCTCTCCTCATCCTAGCGATATCCTCGGCATTTTGCTTATCGAACACAGGAACCATATTGGACTTGTGCATCGTAGCAATACCCAACAGTCGACGTTCACCAGAGTAAACCTTTTGATCAGGCTTACTAAACGCACCTGGAGCCATACCAGACTTCTGGAACGCAGAACGATCAACCATCATAGACTTAGTATACTCGGACTTGCTCATTTTGTCAAGCACTTTTTTGTCAGCTTTTTTGCCGCCTGTCATAGACAGCACCCAAGCTTCGTGCTCTGCTCGTTGGAGCGCAGCACGTTTGTTGTTACTCGACTTACGCTTTCTCGTGCTAGTCGTCGTAACGAACGCAGGCATGATATGCATACTCATCAGCTACGCTCAAACTTGTCGAGCATGCGCTCTAGGTATGTCTTTTCCTCACGAATGCCTTGCGCATAACCACGGTCTACGTAGTTGAGGTTCGGATCCATTTCATACATCTCCAGCAGACTACGTGTATCACGGAGCCGCTTGTACAGCTCTTCTACAAGCTCTTTCAGCTGGGCGTCAACCGAACGGGAAAAGAAAGTATCACTCATTTCATAACTCCATAAGTCACAGAGCGGATACCCATCCACGCCATTTCATAGGCACAAAAATCATGGGCAGCATGAGCTCGATATTTCGGCACGTTGTTACGACGAACAACTCGACCATCATTGTAGCGAATTTCATAGTACCACAATTGCTTTTGCATCAGCACATCTCCATCGAGGTGTCGTACCAGTTGTCGGTTTCGAAACGGCTATCGGCATCAAGATCGAGGCGATGCTCACCGAAGAAGTTATAGTACTCCTCATCGGTCATCAAAGCCTCGCAGTAGATCCAAAGATCACCATCCTGCCAAAGACGCCACACGTTACCATTGGTGTCGGTATGAACAGCAGTAGTGGTCACATCAGTCCAAACATCCCAGTAGTTTTGGGAGTCTTCATGGTCAGGACCACGCAGAAGAATTTCGATATCTTCTGAGTCAATACCCGACCAGTTAGTGAAATCGAACCCAGCAAATATCTGGGGAATGTAGACGCCATTACGATCAGAAACGAGAAGATCAATACCAGACATCACTTCACCTCATTGTAATGAGAAATACCCATAGCCAAGATTAAGCCAAAAACGAGAACCAGAAACGGACCAAACACAATCAGACAGTCAGTCGTAGACATTCAACTCTCCTTCTCAACCTCTATTATCATTCTACCGTAGTTTTCGATATTTGTAAAGCGAATAATTCAATATGGTTAAAAAATAGTTTTCCAGCCGCCGATTGGGCTGAAGGACATGAGGCGGCAAGCGCCATCCGGCTGATACAGCTGGAGCGTAGCTTCAAAGCAAGCAGACTCTACCTTAGCAATAGCAGCTTCAAGGCTATTGCCATTGTAGATGGTGTTACCGAAATTCGTGAGAATTGCTACGAACATGTTCAACTCCTCAATCTTGAGTTTCAGCCGGAGCGCCGAGGACACGACGTTCAACGACGGCGTATCCGCCAGTGGCGTAGCCAGAGAAGGCAGCGAGAGCCTCTAGCTCGGTCTCGTAGACCCCGAGACACTCACATCCTTCATAGTCATAGCAGACGAGGAGAACGTAGACAACCATGGTAAAGCTCCAGTCAGTGGGGACGAACCCCGTTTCATCAACCTATAATCGAGTGTACCCCGAACGCCGAATTATGTCAACACCTATTTTCATCTTTTTTCATCTTTTTTTATTGCTCAGCTCCAGCGATGAACCGAAGCCGAGCAATAGGATGTATTATTCAGCTTCAGAAGTAGAAGCCTCATTTACACTTTCCCAAGCCTTAATAAGGCTAGTATAGTTGAAGTCATAGGGAAGGTTAAGCTTTTCAAGCCCACGGATATACTCAACCTTTTCATCACTAGACTCAAGAGATTTAAAGGTTTCAAAGATATATTCAAGCGTCATTTTTCAGCTCCTGTTTCAACTGTTCCCAGTATACGACAAGACCGATTAAAAGACAACAAGAAAATTGTTTCTTTTTAGAAACTTTTATTCCTATCAACGATAGTCTTTACGATCTCAGTAAGGAAAAATTTGAGCTTGATCTTGGCTGGTTCGTACCGTTCTTCCCTGATTTTCATCTCAGCTCGATAATTGTGGTGTTGCTCTTCGTCCCACATATCATCGCGAGCATCAATCATTTCTTCCATTGATTCGATAAGACGATCAATGTCGGCATCAATATTCTCGTCCAATTTCCACCTCTCTTTTATCAGTAGGCATATCATCAACAATGATGTACTGGGCAGCAGTATCAAACTCACCATAGGCATTGAGGATCTTACGAACGTCAACCAATCGGTCAATGACCTTATTGATTGTTCCTTGGACAACTGCATCACAATGACCTTCTTCAAGATCATAGACAGCTGATTGTAGATTTGAGTCAGCAGAATAGTCGATGAGAAATTTTACTTCTTCATCTTTAGTCTGTTTTGATTCCAACTTGAATGGAGGAAACAAAATATTTTTGATTTGTTCGAGCTGCTCTTCTGCGGTAGTCTTAGGTTGCTTCTTAAACGTTTTCAAATTGAACATGATATAAATCCCAAGATTATTTCTTTTTGCGACCGATGCTATATTTTGCCTCTAGAGTCCAGTTAGCTTTATCCTTGTGTGGAATAATTTTGATCTGACTCATTGGAGCTTTTGGATCTTTTGCTTGCTCTGGTTCTGCGATCTTGACCAATCCCCACTCTTCAAGAAGTGTGATGATCGTATTACGACGACCTTTGTCTTCAACAGTGAAGTCTGTTGGCTTACCATCAAGAGCAAATAGCTCTTTGAAATGTACGATGTAATATTTGCCTTGCTTGTGCAGGATATGACATGACTGGTAAAGCTTATTGTCTTTGCGAGAAGCCACACCAATACGGGTGAGTGTTTCTTTAATCTTTAAGAAATCTTCTTCTTCTGCGATTTTCACCTCAATTAGTGTGTCAACTATATTCATTTTCTTCCACCTTTTTCTTGTCTTTTTGCAATAATATCAATTTGGTCCTGAGAGAGGATTTTCATTACCTCTTCAGTTCTCTTATTGTTGTATTTATAATATTGCTTTACTGACTCGAATTCAGCGTCTTTAGATGCTTTCTGACCTTTGAAGAACCTCTTTTTCTTTCTAACTGCATGAAACATATAATCGAAATGAAGCTGGAGATCAATATGAGCTGCTCTGTTCATATTGTCTGCATGTGCAATCGTATCTTGGAAGTTTGAAAAATACTTATTGATGTTCCAAGCCGCATACTTAAAATCAAGTAGCTTGCTCTCGACGTCAAAATGCTGCTTGGTAAAATTGATGCTGTTCTCATAGCGCCAATCATACAAAGGCTTCTTGTATTCTTCCTCGACTACTGCTTCTTCCCGAACCTTCATTGTGACGTCAAGAAGCTTGCCCTTACTCATACGAATTCACATTCGATCATAAGTTCGGTAAGGAATGCCATGATATTGATCTCAGCATCAGCCGCAAACGCAGCTTGGTACTGGTACTTCGACAGGATCAGGATGAGAGCTGGAATGCTGTCATTGGTCATATATTCCTTCGAAGAATCATAGAACTTCCTAAACAACGTGGTCTGATCAATATCAATGTTCATCTTGACCCACTTGCGCATCTCGGTATAATTCTTGTCCTTGATAAAGTCGACAAGACCTTTGATCGAAGTTTCTTGCAGGTTTCCGAGGATACCAGAGTCAATAGTGCCATTAGCTGAATAGCGCTGCAGCTCATTGAGCACACGACGCCAGTCAGGGAAATGCTTGTTGATAACCTCTGCAACGACTGCCTTATCAAAGGTGACGTTTTCTGTTTCGAGGATCTTGATAGTGCGCTTGAAGAACTGCCCTGCCAGCTTAGGCATTGCAGACTTAGGAATCTTAAAGTCGATCACAGAACAACGAGAATGCAGAGGATCGATGATGCGGTTCTTAAAATTACAAGTGAGAATGAAGCCACAGTTCTTGGAAAACTCTTCCATGAAGTTACGAAGTGCAGGCTGTGTATTATTGGTAAGATAGTCTGCCTCATCGAGGATGACATACTTACGACTGAATGTGAATGAAACAGTCGAGGCAAAATGCTGGATCTCATTTCGCAGTGTATCAATACCACCATTCATCGAACCGTTGATGATGATATAATCAGCACCAATTTCCTCGAGCATAGCACGTGCAATGGTTGTCTTACCGACACCTGCCGAACCTGCAAGGATGAGATTAGGAATGTTCTTCTGGTCGACAAACTGCTGGAATGTCGTCTTCAGATCATCTGGCAGAATAGTTTCTTCGATAGTCTTCGGGCGATACTTCTCAACCCACAGGAATTCTTCCAACATCACATACTCCATCATAAAAAAAGAGAGAGGCTATTATAGCCTCTCCCATATCAAAAGTCAATATCAATTGATGGCAGAACCAGCTTCCACACCGATCCAATATTCAATATCGGTACCAGTGAAATGCGAAATACCACGCATACAAATATCAACAACATATTCGCCAGAGATAACCTTGGTGATATTCTCCACCTTGAAGATGGCACGGAAGTTCTTATCCGTCTCACCAACCTGCTCGCTATAAACGTGAGCAGTAGGATTCTTGGAGTCGATAGCCTGAATGAAGATAGAAGTACCATCACCAACGATGGCAATTTCAGGCAACTTCAACACACCAAGAGCACGAACTGCATCCTTGATAGAATCAGAGTTGAACTTAAAAGAAACATCAACAGAAGGAAGAGCAGGATCCTTCTCAGCAGCAACCTTGATCAACTCTTCGGGAGTATACGTGAAGTCAATCTTCTTGGTCTTATCGGAGATTGTCACATGCTTATCAGCAAAGGTGAGCTCAGGCTCATTGAAGATAGAGACAGTTCCGATAAACTGAGAAAGATCGTACACTGCAAACTTCTTGGTGAAGTCATCAGGAACAGTTGCCTTCGCATAGATTGTCTTGAGAGGAGACATCGTACGAACAACATTACCCTCACGGAAGAGGATAGCAGGGCTGACCGAAGAGAAGTTCTTCAGTACGTTGATAGTCTTTTCACTTAGCTTCATTAATATAATCCTTCACAATAGCCATAATTTCACTGGGAGTTTCCTTGCAAGACATAACCTTGCCGGACTTAAGAACAAGAGCCGTCACGTTAGGACGATCTTCATTCATCGTAATGAGCATGGAAACTGGCTTAGTGTACCGCTCCATGACTACGATATCCATAGCATCAACCCAGAGCTCATAATTAGCTTCTGGATGTGTCAATTGAATCATCATATCAGTTTTCACTTTCTTTCAGTTTGGATAGGCTTTCAATCTATCATCTATAATATACACCACATTCTAGAAAATGTCAAGGAACAATTTTCTGCTCCTTGACACATTAGGTTCTTACTTCTTTTTACCGCCGAGAGCTGAGGGATCAGCAGTTGCAGAAGCACCGATAGACGCAAGATCAGCCAACGAGCCACCGAAGATATAGCTACCAACATGCTGGAGCTTCATCCAAGGACAGAACCAAGTCTTGATCTCAGCTTCCTGAGCCTTCTGACAGAACCAATAATCTTCTGACAGATAACGCTCGGACTTGGGATCAACCTCAGCCTGGAAGAACATCATGATCTTACGCGAACCATCGAAAGCAGCAGTACGAACATGATCAGGACGGTACATGTAGGTAGGATATGCATCCTGGAACTTCTTCATGGCATCCTTGGTTACCATCATGAAGCCTGTACCAATCTCAAGAACTTCACAAGGCTCACTGATAGCAATGCTCTGCTGATTACCCTTGGGATTGAAAACATAATCACCAACAAAATTCTCAAGAACATTCGGATCTTCGTCAGCAACACCCTTGTCAACTGCACGCTTGATCTTTTCCCAGCTGATGCACTTCTTTGGATAAGGACCACCAATGATTTCATACTTCTCTGGTTCATCAGCCTGAAGAGCCATCATCGCAATAACATCCTGTGGATTAAATCCGATGTCAGAGTCAATGAACATCATATGCTCAGCTTCAGAACGCATGAACTCGTCGCAACAATAGTTACGAGCGCGAGTGATTAGCGACTCATTGAAGAGGAAGTAGAACTGGAGAGGAATGCCATACTGTGTGCAGATAGCAGACAAATCAGCGCATGACTTGGCAAACATACCAGCGCACTGACCGCCATACATTGGAGTAGCAACAAAGAGCTTTCGGGCACGAAGCTTCTCAATATCAATCTTAATTTCCATACTTTATTCACCTTTCTTATAATGATCATTATACAAACACATTAGCGTGTAATGTAATACCTTCAACAAGTCGTCTTTGTTGCTACCACTTTTCTTACCGTAACGCCAAAGATATTTCATGGCAGTATTACGGAAAGTTGGAGTGGCATCTCCAAGAGCTAGCCAAGCATCAAAACATTGTACATCGTTTTCTGTCTTATAATGCTGACCATATGTCTTATCTATATATGCATGAAAATCTGCAATAATCTGACCTTCAGCGTATTTATATTCGATTTTTTCTTCTTGTGAAGGAAGAACCAAATTTGCAGTCATAGCCTTGAACTCTTCGTACGATCCAAGATCAGTAAATTTCAAA